TTCTTATATCATATTCGCTTTCAACAGCTAAATCCATAAGTTTTACAGTACCAACAGCAGAAGGGTGAGATACCAAACATACGTAGTTTGATAAATCAACAGCTTGAGGGTTTGAACCACCCGCAGTTGCTGAACCAGCTTCTGGTGCCGTAGTGATAGCAGAATTTACAAAGTGTGCAGTTGGAATTAATTCAATTCCAGCTACTTTGATAACTTTACCTTCCGCAATTGAACCTTGACCAGAGAAGTCAACGTTAGTTACGTTAGTTCCGTTAGCTAGTTTGTAATATTCTTCTAATTTGATAAATGCTTTTCTACCTTCTTTTGGAACGTAGTTAGCATCTAATTGTTTAGCCGCATCAAACAAACTGTCAATCATTGCATTAGCCGCAGTTGAAGCTGTTGCTGAAGCAATGTTAGTGTTTGTTAGAACAGTTCCTGCACCGTAACCTGAATCAGCTACGTTAGCAGAAGCTTGTGCCGCTTGACCAATAGTTTGTAAGATATGCTTATCTTTTTGGAAAGCTAGTGCTCTACCGATTTCAGTAGAATATGCACTTCTTACATCCCAGTGGTTTTTTGCTTCTTCAATATTTGATAAAAATACTGAAGCTAAAAGTAGGTCATTAATTGTAATAACCTTCTCATTGTGGTTTACATCTGAGCCAGTAATTTCTGAACCAGCAGTATGATATGACGCACTCACTCTACCCATTACTGGGAACGTTGCAGACTTACCAGAAGAAATACTTCTAACCATTTCTGCACCTTGAGTTACTGAAGCTCTATCAAAAGAAGTTAATACTTCTCCTGCAAAAACTTTCAGAAACAGAGCGTCTTCACTACCACCAGCATTGACTTTACCTATGCTCACAGGTGTCGCGTTTGCCATGTGTTTTTCCTTTGTTATGACGTTTATTTATAAAAGCCTCTACATATGTTTCAGTTTCATATTCAAGATTATCACCCGCAGGTGGTCAAGTTATTACACTTAATTAAATATGTGTTGGCAAGTTGCCCGCTAAAAAGCGTGCACAACTATCTACATTTCCATTTACGTAATGCTAGAGCTTTTCGTGCTAGCATTTATATTTGCGTATAATCCTCTTTTAGCCATTATGATTTCATTCCTCTTTTTTTAGCAGTGGCATATGCTATCTTTGTGCCTTTTTTCTTACCATAATTTTTTTGCATAGCACTTTTCATTTTTTTAAATTTTTTAGTTTTTGGCATATGTGTTTCTCCTATAGACTACTGTTAGCTAATTTATTTTTAACTTGATTTTGATATGCAATATCTTTAGCATATCTAGGGTCAGCCATAGCTTCAGTAACTTGAGCCCAACTTTCAAAACCTTGTTCAACAGTAGGCTGTGCCTTACCTGATACAAGTTTAGGTTCAATACCATTAGCTCTTTCAAATTGACCTTTAAGTGCATTAACAGCTAATTTAACTGTGTCCATATCTCCACTGTTCACAGCTTTATTATAAGCTTGTTTTTCACCTTCAGTCATATTTTTAGATGCCCAGTCAACCATTTCTTGATATGATTCAGCACCACCAACAGTTTGTTTTATTTCATTTGCTTGTTGGTTAGCTATTGCTTCTTGACCTGCAATATAATTATCTACGTACTGTTTAGTTATTCCAACTTTTTCTAAAGCTTCATAAGACTTAGCATCTAATTGACCTTTTTCAGAATATTCTTTTTGTAAAGAAGACATATCAAGACCTGCATCAGCCACAGCTTGTTCAGCTATTTCTAATTTACTATCTGATTTTGTAGCACTTTCTTTTACAGTTGCTTTACTTACAGGGTCAACTTCTTCTTTAGACTGTCCACCAAGTTTTTTTTCTAATTCTGAATATGACTTAACTAAATCTTCAACTGAATTAAATTTTTCAGGTAAGCCTTCAGGTTTACTTTGTGCGGGCTGTGTCTCGTTTACTTGTTCTACTGGTTTCTCAGCACCAGTTTCTTCTGTTTTTATTTCTACGCTATCTACCATATTATTGTCCTTGTTGTTGTTTCAATACACCACTAACAGCAGGTGCAACAGCTTTTTCAACCATTCCCATCATCTGCTGATTTTGCATTTGTGATTGCATTTCTTCTTGCTCTTGCATTATTTCTTCTTCAGACTTAACAAGTCCGTCAGTTTCAATTCCTAATCCAGTAGCAATACGTTTTACTAAATCCTGAGTATTCAAACTTTGAACTATCTGAGGATTTACTTGGGCTAAGTTTGCAATCTCAGCCACAAATTCTCTTAATTTTTGTAAATCATTTCCTCTACCTAAAGCTTCTACACCTGTAATAATTGTAGGCTTAACAGAGTTCTTTGGTAAAGCAGGTATCTCATTGGCTTGAGACATTCTTTTCATTAATATTGTAACTAAAGGTAATTGAAATTCTTGAGATAATAAAGAATATATTCCACCCATAGCAGTTTCTAATTGCTGTGCCATATATCTAATTTCTTGAGCTGTAACTCTTTCAGCATCTCTTTGTATTGCAGTGTTTAATAAGAAAGCATAAGACATTCTTTCTTCTAATTTAGCAATACTTCTTTCAACTACTTGTAAATCATATTGTTTTTGTGCTTGTAGTACAGCTACATCATCTGAGCTACCAGTAATAATATCTCCATTTCTAGTTTGAGCTAAATCTTTTTTTCTAGTTACAGAATTTGGTCTAACCATGAATACTACTTTAGATGAAGCCGCCGCACTTTCTACAAGTGATTGTGATAATCCTTCTAAAGATTTTAAATCACCTAAAAATTCTTCAACATATCCTCTACCATAATCTTCATTATCAACTCTAACCATTCTTAATGCTTGATAAGGTAAAGCATCTACATTGTATGAACCAATAGAATTTTCTATTTTAATTCCTTTTACTTCTTGACAAGTATAAAACTTTTTATCATCTAATTTATAAATGTGTGTGTATAAATCTATTTCTTCATCAGGTTTAAAATCTTCAAATTGAGAAATTCTTTCAACAGTATCATTGTCTAAATATGTTGGATGAATAGTTTCTTTAATAACTATTTCTATAATATTTCCAGATGAATCTCTTTTACATACAAAATTTGTTAATGGAAATACTCTCATATTTCCTTTTTTTGGTAAATAAGTTAATACGTTACCTGCAACAATTAAATGTTTTAATGCTTCAAACACACTAACTCTTAAAGCTAGTTGTTCAATTTTATTTGAAACTTCTCTTTCAATAGTTGCTAAAGATTTTTCTACTTCAGACTTAACTTCTTTTTGTTGTTCTAAATCTTTTTTTGCTTGACCTGCAATTGACAATCTAAAAAAAGGTGAATTAGGTGGAAGTAATAATAATAAAAGTTTAGATGCTAAATTGTTAACGCCTCTAGCGCCTACTGATTGAAAGGGATTGTATAAATCTGTTGATGAATGAAATCCATCAGGTGGAAGTAAGGAAGGAATTGTAAGCTCACTACACTCTTGAGCTCTATCTAAAAAATGTTCTCTGTTTCTTTTTAAAATTTCGTATCGCTGTTTAGCGCTTTGTTGTGACATATTATTGTAATGCATAATATTAAGCTATATTTAAACCAGATACCGTTGGAATGTTTAAACCAGATGAAGTTTGTAAAGCAGAAGTTCCTCTTTTTCTACTAGCTTTTTTTGCTACTGCTTCTTTTTCAACATCTACCGCAGTCTCAACTGCTGAAGCTTTTGTTTCTCCAATAGGAGATGCGCTTTCAACAACTGCTGGCGGTGGAGCTGGCTGTACTTGTGGTACCTTTGGTGCCGACATACACATAATTATTTCTCAGTCCTCTCTTTTAACATGTTAATGAATTTAACAACATCTCTTTGACCTGCTTGAAAGTAAATTTGATGAGGCTGTTCTGTAACAGAAGCAGACTTTTCAGGATAAACTTTGTTTAAAAGTTTAATTAATTCTTCTACCGTTGCAGGTAGCATTAAATCATCTTGGTCATTCATGTTGTTTATTCTTCTAAAAAGGGCACTTTAATCCCATAGACTACCAGTTACTGTGCCTTTATTGTATTCTGTTGCTCTATTTTCAAAGAAATTAGCGTGTTCTACACCATTTAATACCCAGTCTAACCAACCTAAAGGATTGTCTTTTACTTTATAATTTGGCTTTAATGATAATTGTAACAGTCTTCTATCAGCAATGTATCTAATATATTGTTTAACTTCTTCAGGTTTTAATCCTCTGATGCCACCCATAGCAAAAGCTAAATCAATAAACTTATCTTCTAAATCTACCATATCTCTACATGTTTGATAGATACTTGCTTTAAATTTTTCTGTCCAAATATTAGGGTTCTCTTTAATCAATTGATGAAATAATTTAATCATGCTTTCAACGTGATGTGTTTCATCTCTAATAGACCAAGTAACTATTTGACACATTCCTTTCATTCTTCCATATCTTTGAAAGTTAAGTAACATTACAAATGAAGCAAACAATTGAAGGCCTTCACCAAAAGCAGAAAAGCAAGCTATCTCTCTAGCTAAACCTTCTAGTCCTGAACCTTTGTTTTTAAATAAGTATTCATGTTTGTCAGCCATTTCTTTATATTCTTGAAATGCTTTATATTCTTTATCTGGAAGTCCAATAGTATCATTTAACAATGAATAACTATGTGCGTGGTTAGCTTCACTTGTAGCTATTGCAGACAACATCATTCTAACTTCAGGCGCTTTAAATTTAGGAATATATTTATCCAGATAAGCTTGAGCTATATCTACGTCACCTTGAGTAAAAAATTTTAATATTTGTCCGATAAGATTTTTTTCTTCTACAGTTAATCTTTCATTCCAATCTCTTACATCTTCATGTAATGGAACTTCGCTTGGAAGCCAATGCATTTTTTGTTGCATGTCATAAGCTTCAAAAGCCCAACCATAATCAAATGGTTTGTAATGTGTTCTCTTATCGAATAAACTCATATCTTATCTTTTAACTCCTCTAAA